TTTTTTTTTTTTTTTTTTATTCTAAACCTCCAATTACTTGACCACTCTAGAACTCACATTAAGAGAGGAGTCACCCTTCCGTTTTTCTCTACGCATATCGTCCGGAGGGACGTAAGGTAAAGGAATCCCAGTCGGAAGGATTGGGTATCCAAATTGAACATCGTCGCGAGCGGCGATGTAATTGGTCGTACTATTTGTTGCCGTGGCCACACTGATTATGCTTAGTCCATGGTTTGGATTGCCCAGCGCGCCAAAAGGCATCTGCATAAGCTGGGGAACAGTAATACGATCTGTTCCATCGAAAGGGGGGGTATAGGTCACACCCTCCCAGTCGGAATTGCTTGTAATGCGCCAATTCACATTACGATTAGGATATTGCCTCCATCTGTAACCGCCCGAGCGGTAAAGAAAACAGGCACGCCAACTTCCATAAAAGGTATGTCTGAAGGCTTCCCATATAGCATAAGCATCCCCAGAAACGGGAGCTAAATAATATTGATCTAGCATTTCAGAGTCGATGAACCCTTCATTAAAGCCAGATGCCTTCGGTAAAGGCGAGTATCTCTTTGCTATATCGGTTATAGGGCCAATAATCTCACCCGTACAATAACCTCTATCCACATCATAAAATGTATTTTCCGCAATAGGGGGGAAAGTAGTTTTAAAGACTTCACCCGGGCAAGACTGAGCTTCCTTTCGGAGAGTCACCTCTCTATAAGGCCACTCAGTTTGCAACGGTACACGCGGAAACGCGAATTGAATATCTTCTCCACCAGCTACCCACACTAAGCAATAAATTTTGGCATCCACTGAAGGATCAGTAGTTGCCATCTCAGAAACGCGAGTTATGCGAATCCGAGGGTCAGGATTGGTACTCCACCACAATCGAGACATCCACGGCAAAGTGATTGTCTCGTTTGTATCTCCCTTCACATCGATGACTCGTGATAAGCCATCTGCATAATTAGTTTCCCAAGAATCAGGAAACTCAGTCTGATTTATATATTGAACTACAAATCGAGCTGATGTAAAAGCAGACGTGTAAAACGCCAAATGTACTTTAATAGATCCTCTCCATTGGTACGCACTAAGAAATGCATAATCCAGAGGTATCCGATTGGAATCTGTCCCAATACGCCTAATAAGATCAAGCGTAGCAGGAGTTGTTGAATTTCCAAAAAATTGAAGTACTCCTCTCAACCCAGGGATTCGAGCATAATCCGAGATAGTCCACGACTTAGTCATCGGCATTCTACTCATTCCTGGATCTACGTATCTGTCTTTGTACAAACCAATCGAAACATTGGTATCGGGCACATCGGCAGAGTACATATCTGATGCAGCTTCTACAATCATAGGGCTCTGAGGGTCCACACGGTCAGGCTTGTCCAACAAGCCTAGCAATCCTGTGACCCCTCCCCAATTATCAGAAACAAAATCTGCCACTTGTCCTACGCCATCGACGGCGTCACTAATTGACATACTTCCTACTGCATCCATAAGGTCTGTTATGGGATTTGGACCCGCATGGGCTCCAGAATCCGTAGAAGGGTGAGTTCCCCCACCTCTCTTTTTGGGCCATCTCACACGGAGTCCACCCTTAGCACTCTGAGCTTTAATCCTAAACGGAGGGCCATCTTGTAAACAAGGATAGGCCAACTGGATGTTCTTAAAACGTGCCCAGACGCTAACTGTAATTGAGTCAGGCATGTCGGGACTGGCCGTGGCTAAGGACGCCACGATTTGTCCGTTCAAATTTACTGGGGTGCCTGAATCGTTATAGTTACTACTCTTCCAGGCGTAGGGGTATGAATACTTCCATGTCTTGACGACTGCTTCCGCACATGATGCAGAAATTATCGTTGGATCCAAGACCGCAAGCTCATCTTCCCAATTCCCGGTTTCATTCCCTGGCCATAAATTTACCATCAAGACTCCAAAGTAAAACTGATTCGTATTTAAACGAACAGTTACCTCAATGTCAGATCGATAGTATCTAAACTGCCTAAGAATTTCCCAGTTTCGTGTATACTGCCGTAAAAACTTATCTATGTCCAAGGAAAACAAAGGGCTTCCGCCCAAGCTCACCGCCCAATTATAAGTGTTTACCAGTACATTTCTCTCTAGTAACTTATTAGCTTCAAAATGTCCAACACCATGAGCATTAGATTCATATCCTGTAGTCTCTTGCTCAGTTGTTTTCCCCACCTCTCCAAAAGTCATGGTGGGGGTCGTGAATAATGAGGTATCCACGGGCTCCGTCATCTTTTGCGGAGCTACGGCTTGAACGCCGTCTGTTGCTGTTGTTTGTGTTGTTGTCATAGTTTCATTAAACGAACCACGGTTGAAACTTAGTCCCGTGATCCTAAAAAGTTTTCGTACTTTTAAATTACGGCTATTTCTGTTGTCGGGATAGCATTCCCCGCTGTCTTCCAGCTCGCATCCTGTCACGTAGGAGTATACGGGAGATGTTTAACGTCCATCCACGGACGGGAAGAACTTAATAGTCTTTTTCTCGCAAGGTCACCATGCCTTGCCAATCAGGTACTCTAAAATTCATTCCTAATCGTTTTTCCTCCTGTCGAGTCCACTTCAAGCACTGAGTATAAAATCCTTCGCCATAATGCCACGCTTCTAGAAGCACGGAATTAGCTACAGATGACAATACTACCAAGTCTTGCTGTGTATCGGTCCATTTGACCATGTTGGCAATCGAACGTTTAGCTAAAGGAGCCATAACGCCTGCATGTCCTACCACAAAATTTCTTTTGAGATATTGCAAATTTTCCCATTCCACGGTCATCTCATCAGTTTTTGTAGGAGAAGTATAAACCATAGCATGATGTTGTCTAAAGAACTTAGCCAAATATGTCATGTTATATGCTGAATACTTCTCAGGTACAGAAAAAACTGAATCATCTCCAGTGAAAGTAGTCCTCACTACTTTCCACTCTTCTTCAGAAAACAGCGCGATAAACGCTGTTTTATGAAGGTACCAGTTTGCAAAAGAATTAAACATCGAAGTTATAAAACTACCACTTGATGTTCCCCAAGGTCTAACAAAAACTAAAATGCCAACTATGTGCCAACCACAATAGTTTGCATCAATAATTACTACTACAACCTCTGCATCTATTCCTTCAAAAAATGAAGTTACCAAAGCCTTGAACGCCTCCGTAATCTCGTTTTTCAAACTGATATCATAGCTTCCAAAATCTCCAGCTCCACATTTCCTTTTCTCTTGTGGATCGCCTCTCAGATGTGAATACAACAAACCCCATTGTTTAGAATGGGGGTTCATCGTGAGCCCAATCGGAGACGTCTCTGGATCTTTCGTAAACTCAACGAAAAAGGTCCCTAGGTACATCCGCTGCACCACGAGAGACGCAAAATCGCCTGAAGAAAACAAACGAGTATCAAATTTAGCTAATTTCTCAGCTGACTTAATCTCGTCTTTTAAAGTCTCTTCATACACCAAGGGATATACTAATCCCTTTTCAGCCGAGTGAATTCTCATTTCCACGGCTCTTCTCAATTCAGGATGAATTCTCTTATTTCCTTCTTCATCATAACACAATTGTCGTCGTGTTAATCCTTTCTTCTTAAAGAAATATCCTGCTGAGGTATTCATGTCGATAGATTTCATATAATTCTCAATACCATACACGGCTTCTTCCAAAGATACGACTCTGACCATTGATCTGTCAAAGTTATGTGGAAGAATATCGTGCAAGATAGCCGGCCTTTTAGGGGGCGGCACCCTCTTCTGCTTTGCAAATTTATCAAGCGATAAAAGCAGGGGAGAAATCCTTTTACCATCTACTTCTACCGGCGCCAAATGAGCTGGGCCGTCATTAGTTTCTGGTAAAGGAAACTCTTTGTAATTAAAAAGAGACTCATGAAGAGCCGTCTTTCCAGGTACAAATGAGCCCATATTTCTTGGTAGAACGCCAAGAACTTGGACTCCTTCTAAACACTGTGCTTCTTGCAATTTCACAGGAATAGGATCCAATATATCAAAGTTCGGATTGAACTGATCTAAATCGGACTTGGTCACGCGTACTGCATATGCAATTTCTTGACTGGGACTTCCTCCCATATGAATTCCTATAATCTGTCCTGTTGCTTCCTGGACATAAAATGTTCCACACATTCCTCCTTCATTGGGAATTCCATAAAACGTCAAGTCTGTCTCAAAAGCTCCATAATCTGCATTTACTTCTATCTCTGTAATCTTGTTTTCCATACTATACGCATGCACTTGCGTGCACCCCGTATTTATGGTGTGAGGCAGAATGTGAGCTGTCTTCCCATATGGTCTCATTGAATCTGAAAATAACCGGGAAATATCTGCTTTCGCAGCAATTCCCGGAAATCGTATCAAAAACAAATCTCCATTCAATTCTGCCACTTCCTCTGCTTCTTCTGAGGTACAGTGGTATTTTCCGTTCTTGACCAACGAAAACCATCTCTTCAATTTAGGATCTCCTTTTCCAAACATTACATGTCCAGGTACTATGGCGATGTCTTTGTATACAAATAAACAAAAGCTAGACGCCAAAGGTACGTTTTCCTCTATATCTTCCCAAGCCTGTCCATGTTCCGAAACTCTCATCTCTATTATCTCTGCATTCCGCAATGCTTTATCAATAAGAGCTGAACCATGTCCTTGACTAAACTTCTTCACCGGTCCTAACTTTACTCTCTTCACCTGTCTTCTCTGTGCTCTCTTGCTATACTCAGGTTTCTTCGTCTTCACTTGATTCTCATATTGTCCTTGAGCTCGGACATCATAAGCTGTTTTAGGCATAAAAGCTGATGCTATCTTGTATGATAAATATCCTACAAGGGCAAAATTAGCTATCATCATTCCTAAATTACAAGCTATCGAAGTTCTTTCTTTGCACTTAGCAAAAGTCTGCTCGAAGTCTGGTTTAGTTTCCTCAAAAACGGCTGCCACATAATGAATGTGGTTGTCCCAATAATCATAATCCAAAACAGCCCCACTTGGATAGTAGGTTGTTTGGTACTCTGACTTATGGGCCTCGAACCATTGTTGAAAATCTAAGGGTCTCACCTCAGGCACATGCAACACGGACCAAGGATTGGCCCTAGCTGCGTCTACGAGAGTTGCATCTCCAAATTTATCTAAAAACCAAGAGTCTCCACATGTCTTAAAAATCCATGTTGAGTTACTCAATGCTTTCTTAATAAATCCAGCTTTATCACTGAATGACTGTCTCCATTCCTTAAAAGTTCCTTTGGGTTTCCTTCTCTCTCTTCTTTTCTCATGTATGTTACGTTGTCGCGTAGCCTCATTAATCACCTTTTCTAAAAAGTCCACTGGGGACTCGGTATTGGATGGGGAAATTCCTGTAGCTACTAACATCTTCAGATATAGATCCAAATCAAATTCTCCTAAATCCTGAGTTCCACTGTGAGCAAAAGACTTCCAAAGAATTACGGCCTGGCTTTGATTCCATTGCCTCTCCTTGGCAAATTCCAATAACTTACTTTTCTCTTCTTCCGTCATCTCTCTATGTCTTCTAATTTTCTTAAACTCATAAATCTCATCAACCTCTTCTTCTTTCTCATCTACTTTTTCTTTTCCTTTCCCGGAATACATCTGAGCTTCGACTGTCATTTTCAATCTAGCCGAAGACAAGGTTCCTTCCCATTTCTCTAAGTCATAATCGGGTAACTGTTGATGTTTCTCTGTATCTCTAGCTATTATAGCTTCCGCTATAATAGCCCCTAATTCTTCCTTTTTCAACTGTTTCCTAATTAATCCCTTTTGACTGATAGGGGTCAGTGTACTCACTTGATAGTTCTCAGTAGAGGTCTTCTCTACTGCTATCGTAATTCTAGTTGTAAGAGCTGATACGTCAGTCAACTTTAAATTTTGTCCTTGATCCCATTTCTCGGGAGGCAAATTTGAAGTCGTCAAAATACACTTACTCTTAAAAAAAACATGAGCCTTATTTCCTACCTCTGCCACACGAAGCGCGTGGGGGGCAGGCGATACAAAATGAATCAATCTACTAGCTGTCATAGCTCTGACATCTGGATCTTTAGATTGAAACAAATCGTCTATATCTACAAAGAACTGTCCTTCATATCCATCAAAAAACTCTTCATCCTGATTGAGCTGATACAAATGGCCATTGTGAAAAGATCCCTCGACTAAAGGAGTCGGGGAATGTTTCAACAAATACTGCCAAATTATCTTTTTTAAAGCTTTCAAATCATAAGACTTTCCAATTCCAGGTTCTCCGTAAATAACTACTAATACTGGCACTGCTCTTTCTTCAGCGCTTCTCAAAATCATGCCATAAAGCGATTTGACTTTCATCAAATCGGTCACGGCTTGATTGTATCTTCCTATAAACACTGGTCTCAATTTCTCTGATCTAACTACCAAATTAGATAATCTCTTACTTTCTATTTCTAATGTCTCTACTTTCATCTTAGTAAATTCGGAATGCTTCGCATCCGCATCCTCAGTTTCTAAGAAAAATTTACATTCTGCTACAGCAATGTAAAAAGCTGCAATTTCCATTTCAATCTTTGTCTTTGGACGGGGTTCTCCGGTCCACATCTCTACGATAGTTCCGTAGACCATTCCTAAATTCTCTAAAATCCATCCTACTGCCTTCGCAATAGACACCATCTTTGGTAACTTTCCTAAAAACTCATAACACGTTTCAGAAGAAACTTTTATAAAATTCAAGTTAATGAAACCAAAAATATCATGCAAAAGTCCTTCATCTTCGTTTCCTGACTGTGCCTGTACTTGATCGTAAGGCATATCCATATCTTCCAATCCCAAATACTGACAAATCCAAGACTTTATATCTTTATATAATGATGAAAACATCGTTCGAGCAAACTCGAACGCTACTAACACCAAAATAACTTTCAATAACTTCTTCATAGCTTCTTTTACTATATGTTCAATTTCTCCTATCTTTACCAAAATCGTATTGTACAAATCTTGGAAAAACGCTAAAGTAGCTTCACAAGCTTTCTTCAGCGAATCTACAACATCTGATACGACTCCAGCTAACGAAACTGCTGAGTCCGAAACTTTTCCTAATGACTGCACGGCCGAGTAGGCCATGTTTATTCCTCCTGTTAAAGTCTTCATCATTGGTGTTTTTGCTGTATTCACCATGTACAATGTATAAATAGCTATAAATAGCCATGCCACACTTAACATAGAATCTAAAAACTGTGGTTCTTCAAACTTCCACGTATTCATCCTTTCTTGAGTCAATTTTCCTGATAGTGCCGAAGAAAACAGAGCTGCCACTCTGTTTCCATAATGCACTAACAAATCTAAAATCAATTTTCTTTCTCGGGAATGAACCCATGCTCGCGCAAAATCTGTTAATCTTTCTACATCTGCTGGATACTTTAAGTTATAGAACCACTCGTTATAATGAGATAATAGTAATTCTACATCTTTTGTATCAGTCAAATCGAAATATCTTCCAAATTCAAAAACTCCTTGTTCTTTGCCTAATGTAACTGCTTTCTTTGCTGCATAATTCTTTCCTTGCTTAAACTTCCCTTGAGCTTCAATATGTATACATGGAGGGGGCCTCCACATAAATTCTCTATAAGGTCCATTCATGACCAAATCTGTTCTTAACACTGCTAAACATTCCAAACACTCATGTTTAATATCTAACACTTGTGTTGAAATATATCCATCATTTAAAATAGACCAAGTTCTTATCTTCCACGGTCCTGAATCAAAAGATCCAGCAGCCATAGAAAACTGTAATCCAAAAGTTTCCCAGTCTTCTAAAAACTTAGTCCATTTTGCATTTCTCTCTACTTGTCTCTTATATCTCTCATTGCACTGTCTGAACTGTGCTACAATACATTGGTACTTAGCACGTGATTGCTCTGCACACTGTTCATGCTGTTTATCATTCCAAAAAAAACCATTTTCATATTCAATTTGACAACATGCTTGATGGCATGTTGAATGATAACATTCGTCGTATCCGAATTCACATCCAGAAAATAATCTCTCATGACATTGTTCAATATCATCTATCTCAACTATTTTCACAGCTTCTTCTTCTTGCTGCAATTTAACTGAAAAATTCTTATACGACTCCATTCTTAATATTTTGTTAGCTAATATCACTAAACCTCGAATATATTTGATTAACTTTTCATATGTGAGTTGTCCTTCCTTCACTCAAGTTTATTTTTGGTAATTTATTATTTTTGATTTTTACTTGAATAATCTTCAATTAACTTTCACTAGGCTTTCTTTAACCCTCTCCCAGTCTTCGAACACCAGCTGACTCATCGCCAACGTGATATATTCTTGATTGGTATCTCCATTACAGAATCGGGGGTTAGCTACACGCCGTTGTCCATTAATCTCGGCCATATTCTCGTCCGAAAATCATTATATGTTTTTGTAATTTTGTTTTGTTCCTTGTATTCTTTTTCTCCAATACACAGGTTCTCTCTCCACCAAATCACCACTTTTAGTATATTTAAAGTCCACTTCTAGACTATATGGCTAAAACAATTAACTTTTTACAGTATCTTGTTGTCTAATTTACAGAACTATACTCTAAAG